GTCGTTATGACTGAACCCGTGATGTTGGAGTTGTAGTAGTGCTGAAGTATCTCGTTGTTGCGAGGACTTGCAGGGATAGTGAAGCTCTGCGTAAAGTCTGTGAACGTCTTGCTAATATCCTGCACGTTCTGCACCGACAGGTTGATGGTGATTTCCTCATCATCAAACAGGTCAAGCCGAAAGTCGTTGACGTAAATATCTACCTTGTTCATCGTACCAAACTGCGCTCGTCAAAGCCGTAAGTGAAGGTCATCGTGTAGTTGATGAGCTTTTGGTTGATGTGCTTTTGGTATTCAATGCTACCACGATCAGGTACAACGCTCACCCAATTGCTTCCATCCAACACCGCAACGTATTCGCTCATCAGGATGTCCTTGATTACCTCATCGTAATCCTCATCCACAAACCCCGTGTTGAGCGTTAAGCTATTTCGTGAGTTTACGTTAAAGGATTGATACTTTCCAACCTGAAGTGATGGCGTGGTGAAGCCATCGTTGTAGATGCTCTTTTGGTACGAGTCATTGGTGAACGTACCACGCTCATCGCTGCGCTTGAAGAACGTGATGAAGTCGGCTACACCGAAGCGGTTGATGAAGGCGATTTGGTATGGCGTGTATTTGGCCTCACATACCACGTAGTAGCGAATCCGTGTGATTTCGGTAGGGAAGTCATCATCATTCATTAAGATGACATCGTAGTAGCTTCCAATGCCTCCATTGGTTTGGTTCATTGGCTTTATGTCAATGTCAATCTCAGGGTTATTGTCAAGGTTAGCAGTTCCTACACCTGCGTAGATGACAAGGTTCTGCGTGTTGTTAGATGCTGCGCTTGGTGGAGTTGTGCTGCCATCAAAATTCTTTAGCAATCCTGTGACTCCGTTTTCCCACGTGATATGGATGCTTCCGAGTTCATTAGCCACGCTATTGTAAAGGGCAAGCACTTCGTATGCTGATGGCTGCACCTGTCGGTCACGGCTTGTTGCGAGAACCGCTTGCGTTACTGAAGTCGGGGCGATGTTGGTCATCGTAGCCCATCCATCGGTAGTCAGGTATGCATCAGCATTTGAGTTTGACCAAGTGCCCGAAATTGGGCCTGTGCCTGCGCTTGTGTACGTATAGTCACCAAGAGGCGCAACCCATAAGGCCTCACCTTGAGGACTCTGCACGAATCCGATATCATTCCAAATACTGAAGTCGTGGTAGAACTCCGAGCGCACCAAATCACTCACTTCAAAGTTGATGACTTCGTTGATTGAGTACGTCTTCTCAAGCGAGTAGTTAGCCGTGCCTGCGGGTAGCGTCTTTGCTCCTGAATAAATCTTGAGCTGCAAGGTCATTGAGTCAAGCCTATCGTTTGGCAATGCGTTGTTCTTGCCCGTGATGAACTGCGGGCTGCGAGCCATTGATAGGCTACTTGGTACTGATACTACGGGGTTGCTCATCGTGTGGTAAATGCTTTAAAGTCCTCCTCTGTTAGTTTGAAGGCGTTGACAATGTCAGGTGGTAGCCTCTTGAACGCAATGCCAAAAGGTGTGCTGAAGAATTTGGTAGCAGGGATGCCCTTCTCATAGATACTACGTGCTAATGCGAACTGAAGGCTCTTGCGACCCACGAATTGACCCTTCTCATTTCGGGTTCCCTGCAATCCTTTCTTGATAGCCCATTGGCTAAATGCACTTGCAGGTGGTTGCTTGTTGGTGTACTTGTACGGTGATCCTGCTGCGCTTGAATATGTGCTTTTTGCGCCACGAACACCCGCATCTTGGTACAATCCGTAGTCCTCCATCTTAAACGTCAAGGAAAACGAGTTTTTGCTTACGTTCAAATCATAGTCAAGGGACTTGTACAGGTCGCCTGTTACGTTCTGCTTCTTGCGGACGAGGTTAGTCCTCGCCTGTTGAATGACGTACTTGGCGAACTTCACCATCACGGCTTGCACAAGTTCCTGACGTGCCATTTAACAAACGCTGATTTCGGTGTTAGCAAGCAACACATCAAACGTAGCAGTCCATCCCGCAAGCAGGTTCTCATAACGCTCGCTAAATGGAACGCAGGTAGGATTGCCATCAAGTTGGTATAGGTCTGAATACAACGTACCCCTTCGCAATTCGGTCACAACATCGTTGATGACCGCAAGCTGCGTGTTTAGGATATCCTGCTCGTTGCTCGTGCCGTAGAACGGCTCGGCCTGCGCTCGGGGATTCTCTTTGGTTTCATCTACCAAGTCCATACAAACAAGGCTGACGTTCATCCGCACTATTTGGCCTTCAAATGTTGCTTGGTTAACAATGATGTGGCTCAGCGGAAAGATGGTCTGTTTGTTCAGGTCAATGTCAAAGATGTCGCCCGTAGTGACTACGTTGACTTGGCTATTGGCTTCAAGGGTGTCCTTGAGTTTGGTGGTGATGTCGTAAAACTGCCTCATTTCTTTAGTTTCTCTAATTGCTTTCGTTCAAGGTCGTTGCGCTCTTTGTCAAACGTGAGAATGGTGAGGCATTGGTGAACGCCCAATCTTCCCACATCTTCAAACTTTGTGACATCTCCTTTAGCAAGGTGATAGAACGAGGAGTACCATCCCCACTTCCTTCCGAATTGAGCTTCTCCGCTATACTCGTTTTCTGCTTGTCCAAAGAGTTCATTGTAGCGAGCAACAAGTCGCTTCCTAAACGATAAAAAAAAAGCGTTGCTCCTAACACAACATCCATAGGGGCTTGTTTCATCAGCTCGCTATATTTCTCTGCTGACTCGTATTGCTCAATGTCGTATCGCTTGCCTGCTCGTTGCGTGATGGGTCGGTACAAGATGGCCATCGTCTTATGCAGCTCTTGCGTGTCGGCCATATAATTGTCAAGGTCAACGTACTCACCGAAGGTGATGTCCTCAAGGTTTGGGATGAATCCAAATGTTTGGCCACCAAGAGTGAATTCCTGCTTGAGTGATGGCTTGGTAGCAAACATACCATTCAGGCGATTCACGACACCCGACAGGCTCTTGAACTTAACATTCGGTAGCTTGTTCAAAGGCACGTTGCAGAAAACCTCAAGCATCTTGTGCGTAAGGAACTCCTCATCACCATCAAGGCGAGCAAACCTTTGGTATTGCTCTAAGGTAATTTCCGACAGGTCGGTGGGTACTACTACTTTCAGTTCCATCTAATAAAATAACCTTTTGAATTTAACGTATGGCATAGCGGCCGTAGTTCGGCTTGGATAGCTTGTTGTATGTTGCGTAGCGCATAGCATCTATTGCGTGGTTGAATGCATCTATGGGTTTGTTTAAGAGGTTTCCGTTCTTATCCTCTACCCATTTGTAGTTCTGCATCTCTTTGATTAGGTTGCTGCTTCGTGGGGTAACGAATAGCTTGTGTCGCTTCAGTACGTCAATACCCACTATCACGCTATCTGCGCCCTTCTGCGTGGGTTTTACGTTCCATCCCATACGATGCAACTCCTCAATAGATTTGGGTTCAGCAGAGTCAGCAAATACTTCCGTGCGCCTGTCAAGGTTTAGGTCTTTTAGCCTGTTGCTGATGTCGGGGTTGGTAAGCCCCGTTTGGTAGATGAGTTCATCAGCGTATAGGTTATCTCCCGACTTGTACACCGCAACGAGTGAGGTGGGATCATTGGTGTACCCAAAGTCCATTCCGTAGGCGAGCAAGGTTGCGTCAGCAGGTATCTCGTTCATCCCGAATTGGAAGATGGTAGCACGGCTCATACCACGTTCACCCAAGCCGTAGATGCGCCAATAGTCCTCATCGGTTGTTGCGAGGCGTTCAATCTCCGCTACGATAGAGGCATCCAAGAACGGATTGTCTTTGTAAGTACTTTGTATGTACGTTACGTCATCACGGGTCAGCAGGCGGTCGTAAATCCAATGGAACGCATCTGATGGGTTGTAGTCAATCCATATCTTGCCTGTGGTACGAACCAAGAGCTGAAAGAAGTCTTCCCAAGAAAGCTCGTTGGCCTCGTTGCAGAATAGGTAGTCACGTCTTGCTCCTCGCTTCTTCTGCGGTTGGTCAAGCGAAATGAACTCAAAGAGGTTGCCGTTGAGGGTGTAGGTGTAGTCGCTCTTGTTATGGCGTGACTCATCGTACAAATCAAGTTTGTTGAGTATCTCAAAGAAGTCACGGTATGCGGTCATCTTGAGCGATGGCAGCGACTTACGCACAATAGAGAAGACCTTACCCTTCTCTTGCATTGCGATGACAATGAGCATCTGCAAGATGGAGTAGGTCTTACCTGATCGTGATCCGCCTTGATTAACTACTATCCGTGTAGGGGCGGTGTAGTTCTTCTCAAAGAGTTCACTCGTCTTTACTTGCAGAACGGACAATCTCTACTTTGATTTGGGTGAGTTCATCTGCTGCTTCGTGGGAGTTCTCTACCCGTGCGAGCTTGGGTGTCGTGTACTCCGCCATCTTGTT